GGCAACAGCTACACAACTTTCGGCATTAGTCGTACCTCAGTTATTCACACAGTACACACAACTTGCAACTGAAGCAAAATCAAAATTGATTCAATCTGGTGCAATTGCTCGTAGTGCTTATTTAGACGATTTCTTAGTTGGCGGTGGTAACATTGTTACTATGCCTTTCTACAAAGATTTAACTCGTGTTAATTCTAACGTATCTAGCGATGACGATTCAGTATTGTCAACAGCAAAAGCATTCGCAGCGGCATCTATCGTACAACACAGATTAAGCCGTAACCAATCTTGGACTTCAGTTGATTTAGCGGCTGATATTACAGGTGCTGACCCATTAGCAAACATCGTAAACCGTGTGTCTAACTACTGGGCATGGGATTTGCAATCACACGTTGTGGCTACTTTACAAGGTGTATTTGCTGATAACGCAGCTGCTCCTACTGGCACAGAACACGTTCAAAACGACATGACTGTTGATGTTAAAGGTGCATCTTTCACTGCTGGTGTGACTAACTTCACTGCTGATGCATTGATTGATACTTTAGCAACTATGGGTGATTCTTTCGGCAACTTAAGCACATTACTTGTTCACTCAATCGTTTATGCTCGTATGCTTAAAAATGACTTGATTGACTTCATTCCTGATTCACAAGGTAAATTGACTATCCCAACATTCATGGGTCTTCAAGTCGTGTATGACGATATGGTTCCACGTTCTGCTGGTGTATTTGAAACATATGTACTTGGTCAAGGTGCAATTGAATTAGGTATGGGTACTCCTAAAACACCAACTGAAGTATTCCGTAACCCATCTGCGGGTAACGGTTCAGGTGTTGAAACATTGTACAGCCGTACAGAATGGGTTGTTGCACCTACAGGTACTTCTTATGTTGGTACTGCTACAGGTGGTGGTGCATCAGTTACTACTTTACAAGCGGCTGGTTCATGGCAACGTGCTTACCCAGAACGTAAACAAATTCCTATCGCACGTTTAATTACACGCGAATATTAAGATTGTTTAAATCTAGGTGTGGGGGAACAACTCACACCTAGTTTCATATTAAAGATATAGGAATAAGAAAATGGCTGTTGATTTATTAAGCGTATTAAAGAGCTTAGACCCATTTGATGAAACAGTATGGACTGATGATGGTTTGCCTGCACTCGATGCTGTGAAAGCATTGGTCGGTGACTCAGAATTAACTCGTGACGATATCAACAAAGTAGCATTAGGTTTACTTCGTGATAACGTAGCGACATACACTGCTCCACCAAAAGCGTCTAAAAAACAAAAAGAAGTTGTTGAAGAAATCGTACCTGAAGCACCTCTAGCGGTAGCTGTTATTCCTGCTGATGACCAAGATGCATTACAAGTTGAACTTCAAGCAGCACACAATGAACTTCAAGGTTTGCTTGCACAAAAACAAGCTATTGAAGCACAGATTCTTGATTTAGATTCACGTCATAAGGCATTAGAGCGTCAAGTTATTCACAAAAGTGATTCAGAAGAAAACGCATTGGTTATTGCTGAGTATGTCGCATCAGCACAACGTGAACGTGATTTAAAAGCTGAAAAAATTAAGCAATTAGAAGAATCAGGTCTTTCTGTTAAAGAAATCCTTGATATTATTAAACCACCTAAACGGAAAAGAAAATGAGTGAAGGATGTTATACCTTTTTCGGGACGGTTGTTGATAACAATGGATTGCTAACACAAACTCGTTCTGATATTACTACTGTGGCTGGTAGAAGCAATACGTTGTTTGCACCAGCTCTTTCAACACTTGTGGTTCATATTTCTGGAACAGCGAGCATTACTTTAATCAGTAATCCATTCCGTGATACCGCAAAAGATATTACAATCTCAACAATTTCGGCATCAGGTCGTACCACTATCGCAAGTGCTGATTACGTTGCATTAAACGTAACTGCTGTTTCTGGCACTGTGACCGCAGTATTAGTTCCTAACGAGGATTAAAAATGGCTAAGTATCTTCCAGACATGAGAGCAGGTGATGATTACAATATTCAATTACGGATATTGGATAACAACAGCAATGTGGTTAATATCACAGGGTATAAGTTCTGGTTGACACTAAAGTCATCTTTTGACGATTTAGATTCATCAGCAGTGCTTCAATTTAGCACTGTGGCTGGATATAACGAAAATGATACTCCTCTACAGGGTATTTGTTATTTGGCTGTTCCAGCCGCATTAACAAAGCCTATTGTGGCTGGAAGTTACTACTACGACATTCAGCAAGAAGTAGGGACAAATGTTACAACAGTTCTTCCACCTGTGGCTGATTATAAAGATAAAATCATAGTTGTTCCTGAAGTAACGAGAGCTGTATGACCGCAATTACTGTCACAACTGAAAATAGCATTATCGAAGTTAGCCAAGTTGTCACTACGTTAACTAGTGCTTTTCCTGCGGGTCTTCGTGGTGAGAAAGGTGAAGCAGGTGCAATATCTTTTGTTGTACCATCAACATTACCTATTGTCAATAGTTTGACAGCATTAGCTATTGATCCAACATCAGGAAAACTCATTGTTGCTAGTCAAGATAATATCAGTATTATCGGCAGAGTAGTTGGCATCACAAAAGGCGCATCATCGGCTGGTTCATATGTGACGATTATTAGTACTGGTGGTCAATTAGATGGTTTTTCAGGATTAACAGTTGGTGCAAAATATTATCTTTCCTCAAATGGTCAGTTAACAACAACTGTGCCTACTATAGGGTTTATTCAACAAATGGGAATTGCTATGTCCACAACAATGATTGCTGTGAATTTAGGATTGCCAATCAGTACACAACAGGAATGACATGACAACTAAATATCTATCAAATAATGCAGGGACTATTACTGAGACTGTTGCCGCTACTGTGGGTGGAGCAATTGATTCTGATAAAATCCCAACGCTTGATGTGAATGGTAAATTAACACTTGCTATGATGCCATCAGGTTTATCTAGTAAAGATGTTCAAAGTATCGCAACATCAGAATCACTTGCCGCAGGTAATTTAGTTAATATCTGGAATAATGCGGGTGTATTTAATGTTCGTAATGCGGATGCAACTAGTGTGGCTAAGAAAGCACATGGTTATGTTTTAGCTGCGTTTACTCATCCTTCTACAGCAGAAGTTTATTTTGAAGGCACTAATACTTCATTAACTGGTTTAACTGCTGGTGATGTATATCTTGCTACTACAGCAGGTCAAGTAACCAATACCCCACCATCAGGAACACAACAAATCATTCAGCGTGTTGGTGTTGCAACATCTGCAACATCTGTGAATGTTGAATTCTCAGACCCTATTGTATTAGCGTGATATCATGACAGCTCGTTATCCGCTAGTACGAGTTGGTGCTGATATAAGTGAGCTTCCTGCGGGAGACACGCTTCTTGGTGTAGTATCTAGTGGTTCAGCAGAACAAATTCGCCAAGCCGTTAAAAACTCAACAGGTGCAATATTATTAAAAGGGCAAGCTGTCTATATTAGTGGTGCATCTGGTGCAAATGTATTAGTTGCGTTATCTAGAGCCAATGCTGAGAGTACGTCTAGCAAAACATTAGGTTTAATAGAATCAAATATTGCTGTTGGCGCAAGCGGTTATGTTATCACTGAAGGAACATTGACTGGTTTAGATACTTCAATGGCACTCAATGAAGGCGACCCAATTTGGCTTAGTCCCACAACTGCTGGTGGTCTTTTATACGGATTAAATAATAAACCTGCCGCACCATATCACATGGTGTATTTAGGTGTTGTAACAAGAAAGCAATCAAATAATGGTTCTATATTTGTTAAAGTACAGAACGGGTTTGAATTGGATGAATTACATAATGTCGCAATAAATGTTCCTACGCACGGAGATGTGTTACAATATGATTCCGTTACCTCATTGTGGAAAAATGATACCATTGCAGGTGGTGCTGGAACAACGGTATTAGCCTTTGCTAATTTTAATGTGACTGATGGCGAGCTTATTGTGGAACATTTATCATCTTTTAACCCATCTATTGTTGATGGTGAATTTATTGTGGAGTATACACCGTTATGACAACAAGTAATTTAGGTCGCATTGCTGTTGTATCACAAGGCGATTGGGTTGCAGGAACATATAAAGCACTAGATATCGTAAGATACAATGGTGCGGCATATATTGCTAAAGTAGGCACATCAACCATACCAACCAATACCAGTTATTGGTCACTTCTTGTGAATGATGGAACAGTCAATTATACATGGATTAAATACGCTGATGATATAAATGGCACAGGATTAAGTGATTCTCCAACAGGAAAAGTTGCTATTGGTATCGCAGTTAACAAAACCACTGCTACTGAATCCACTACCGCATCTGATTATGCTTGGTCACAAATAAGAGGTGATACGGGTTTAGCGGGTTCATCTTTATATACTTGGATTAAATATGCAGACGATGCAATTGGAACAGGTTTAAGCAATACATCAACTGGCAAATTATATATTGGTATTGCTGTAAATAAAACATCTGCTACAGAATCAACAACAGCAAGTGATTATGAATGGACAGCAATAAAAGGTGATACTGGCACAACCCTTTACACATGGATAAAGTATGCTGACGATGCAAACGGCACTAATCTAAGCAATGTCCCAACAGGTAAATCATATTTAGGTATTGCTGTTAATAAAACAACCGCAACAGAATCTACTAATGCGGGTGATTATGATTGGTCATTGATTAAAGGTGACACAGGTGCAACAGGTACAACGGGCAGTACAGGTGAAGCAGGTGCGTCTTTATATACATGGATAAAATATGGTGATGATGCCATAGGAACGGGATTATCCGATTCCCCTACAGGAAAAACCTATATCGGTATAGCAGTTAATAAAACTAGCGCAACTGAGTCAACTACTGCTAGTGACTATACTTGGAGTTTATTGGGTAGTAGTGGTGGCGGAAGTGGTGTATCAACAGGTAAAGCCATTGCTATGGCTATAGTCTTCGGAGGTTAATCTAAATGATAACTCAAACCGAACTAAAAAGATTATTTGATTATAGAGATGATGGTAATCTTATTAGAAAAATAGCGACAGGTGGTCAATGTGGTAAAATTGGACAAGTGGTTGGTAGTATTTCTATAAGCAAAGATAGACCAGATAAGAAATACCTATCAACTAAAATAAAAGGTAAGGTATATAGAGTTCACAGATTAGTTTTTTTATGGCATAATAGCTACTTACCAGAACAATTAGACCATATAAACAGAATCACATTGGACAATAGAATTGAAAACTTACGTCCAGCAACAATATCTGAAAATGCAAGTAATAGAAAAATATTCTCATCAAATACCTCTGGAGCAAAAGGTGTTTCATGGCATAAAATTTCTAAGAAATGGTTTGTGTATATTGATATTAATAAAAAACGTAAAAACATAGGCTACTTTGACGATTTTGAATTAGCTGAACTTGTATCTCTAGAAGCACATGATAAATTTCACGGTGCCTTTGCAATCTAATATTTTAGTAAAAGGAAACAAATATGGCTCCAAACATAGTTAATGTTGCAAACATCTATGCAAAGACAACTTATCTTACCCCAGCGGTAACGACAGCAGTTGTTCTTTTGCCTAATGCAGCAGCAAGCGGTAAAGTTTTTAAAGTAAATCAGATTTTAGCAGCTAATGTTGACGGAACTAATTCTATCAATGCAACTGTTTCAATTTATACTAATGGTGCAGTAGCTCAAGGCTCTGCTCCTAGTGGCGGTACAGCTTATCCTATTATTTTTACAGTAGCTATCCCAGCAGGTGCAACTCTGAATGTAGTTGATAAATCTACTTCTATTTACCTTGAAGAAGGTACATCTATTACTGTGACTTCTGGGGCAGCTAATAAAATTACTTACACTTTAAGCTATGAAGACATTTCATAAGGAGATTTCTAATGGCTAATCGTTGGAAAGGCAATATCATAGCTGCAACTTTAACAACTTCAAGTGGAACTAACTTTACTGGTAAAGCTGACGGTGCTTGGGGTTTAAATAGCCAACTACAGCAAAAGCAATCTAATCTTTGGGCAAAAGCTGTATATTCTCCATCAGCCCCAACTTCTGTAAGTGCGTCTAATTTAAATGCTTCAGCGAGTATTTCTTTTACAGCTCCAGCAGATAATGGTGGTGTTAGTGTAAGCTCTTATATAGCAACTAGCTCTCCAGCAGGTTTAACTGGTACAAGTTCTTCAAGCCCTGTAGTAGTTTCTGGCTTAACTAATGGGACTGGTTATACATTTACAGTTAAAGCTGTAAATAGTCTTGGTCTTAGTGGTACTGAAAGTTCACCTACTAGTTTAGTTTATCCCGGAATACCTAATGCGCCTACAAATATATTAGCTACAGCAGGTTCTGGTTCAGTTACTGTCACTTTTACAGCTCCTAGTAATTTAGGAGGTGGTAGTTCTATAACAAATTACACAGCAACTAGCTCGCCTGGAGGTTTTACAGGAAGTAGTACTACACCATCAGTGACAGTTACTGGATTAACTAACGGAACAACTTATATATTTACTGTAGTGGCGACTAATAATTTAGGATTTTCCAGTGTTGCTAGTGCTGTTAGTAATTCTAGCACACCTAACGATTTATCTTTAATTGCTTTAAGTAATTATTCAGTATCACCTTATATTACTGTTGTTCGTTATGCTAATGCTAGCACTAGTATTACTACTAAATATGCCAATCCAGCTACTTTACCTATAGGGAATTCGTGCGTTAATACAGCATTTAATGGTAACGCTACAACTATTGCATTAGCAAGTAATCCTATAACAGTATATCCTTGGTCTGCGGGTTTTGGAACTGCTTATACTAACCCAAGTATAAGTACAGGCGGGTCAGAAGATGTAACATTTACTCCAGACGGGTCTATATTACTTCTTGCTGGTTATAATTCCCCTTATCTTCATGCTTGGGCTTGGAATAACTCTACAGGATTTGGTACTAAATTTGCTAATCCAACTACATCAGTTGGCAGTGTTCCAGGAGCTTTAAAGTTTAACTCTGCTGGTACTGTTTTATTTATGCCTAGTAGTTCAACTCCATTTGCACATGCTTACGCTTTTTCAGCTAGTGGTTTTGGTACTAAGTTTGCTAATCCTACTACTTTACCACCAGGAGCAGGTACTCAAGATGGGTATTCTGGTAAACAAATATCTTTAAGATATTCGGAGGATGTAATTGCTTTTCCAAGTAACGCATCACCTTGGCTTAATGTTTATGCTTGGTCTAATGGTTTTGGTACTAAATATACAGCACCTTCTGATTTATCAGGACAACAAGCTAGAGGTATGGCTTTTTCTTCAACAGGAAATACTTTAGCGGCTGGTCTTAGATATACTCCTTTTATAGCTGCTTATGATTGGACTAATGCTGGAGGATTTGGTACTAGAAAATCAAACCCTAGCCCAGCTTTATCTTCTGATGCTAGAGGTGTAGCATTTATGGCTAATAACTCTGCTATAATAGTTTCGTATTCTACTCCAAGTCCGTTTTATAATATGTACCAGTGGAGTGATTCGGCAGGATTTGGAAATCAAATTTCAACTTCTAGCTACGCATTAGGTGATGCTGGGCAAGGCGTTACAACATTTAATTAATTTACAACTAAAGAGGCATTTATGACAACTTATTTAACAATTACAAACCAAGACACAATCGATACTTTAGCTCTTAATGTAGTTCATAGAGAAAGAGAAGTTCATCAATATCAGATTAATATTGATAACTATACAGCTATGTTAGCTGCTTTGCCGCAAGGCGATGTACCTGCTGAGATTCTTCCATACCTAGATACTCCAACTGAAGAAATTCCAGCTTTTATTCCTTTAGATACTTTTCAGTTGATTGCAGATTATCAATATCGTAAAAGAATTCAATTCTTAATTCGTACTGAAGCTATTGAGCAAGGTAAAGCTAAACGTATTTTAGATGCACTTAAAGCTCAAATCCCTGCTGACCAATTAGATGCTTTAGTTGCTGAAGCTTTAGTTAAAGTTAACGCTCAATCTGCTCCTTCAGCTTAATAAAGTAACCGAGCCTAGCGGATTCTAGGCAATTCTTTTCGAGGTTTATATGTCTATCTTTGATGATTTAGTAGAAACAGTAAAAGATGCCGCTGAAGTTGCTATTGAGACAGCAGTTCCTATTCTTCCACATGAAGTTGTAGAGACAGTTGTTGATGTAACGGTAGATTCAGTAGTTGATGTAGTGTCTGAAGCTATTTCTTAGCCTAAAAGCCTATGGACTTTCTAAACTTTGTAACTGAAGTAGGATTTCCAATAGCAGCTGCTTGCGTGGGGATGTATTTTGTCTTCCTCACGCAGAAGTTTATTCTAGATTCTGTACTTGAGAAGGTTAAAAACCTTATTAATATTATTCAGCAATTAGACAAACGTGTGACATCAATGTCTAATGATATCGTGCATATTGATAATTTAATGTGCAAAGCATTAAAAATCCCTCCTGATGACATAAAACAAGGAAAGTGATATGGAACTTAAAGATGTAGCTGACTATATTAATCAATACGGATTCCCAATTATTGCATCAATTGGAATGGGATACATTGTCTATTATGTTTGGACTTGGACTACAACAATTATAAAACCAATTCTCGATGAAGCCTATGTGGTGCTTGTGACATTAATAGACCAAATACGCATATTGGATTCAGATATGATTCGATTAAAGCAAAAATTAAGCACTGTGTTAATACTCAAACTACCACATGAATAACTTGACAAAAACACGAAAATCGTGTAATGTAGCACAATCAAATCAAGGAGTTATTTAATGTTTATCGTAGAAGATGGTACTGGAAAAGTGGATGCTAATTCGTATTGTAGCGTTGCGTTTGCAAATACTTACTTCACGGAAAGAGCAAACGAAACATGGGTTGATACAGATACAGATAAAAAACAAGCCGCATTAATTAAGGCAACTGATTATATTGAACTTAGATATTCTGTTCAATTTGCTGGCACAAGAATGTATCCAGATAACCCACAAGCATTGTCTTTCCCAAGATATGATAATTCAAGTAAACCAATTGGTGTACCACTTGCTATTCAAAAAGCAACTTGTGAATATGCAATTCGTGCATTGAGTGCTGAATTAACAACTGATTATTCAAATGAAGTTGGTGTAAATACACGAATCAAAGTTGGTTCAATAGAAAAAGAAACCTCATATCCAACTAAAATTATTTCACAAAAAGTATATAAAAGTTATCCTGCGGCAGATAAATTAGTCGCACTTTATTTGAAAGCTAATTCCTCACAGGTGATTCGATGAATTGGGGTGAGTTAGTTCTTGAAGTTGATGACGTAATTACTGAGATGGGACAACCCATCACAATTACATCTGTGACACAAGGAACATATGACCCTGCTTTAGGTAAATCAACTGACACCGTGAAAAATATTACTTCAATAGGTGTGTTATTTGACTATGGTGACCAAGATATTAATGGGACAACCATTATGCGTGGTGATAAAAAACTACTCGTTAAACCTTCAGGTTTAACTTCTGTGACCACTAACGATACTGTGACTATTAGTTCAACAAAATACCACATTGTATCTGTGACTCAAACAAATCCAGCAGGAACAAATCTCCTTTATGAATTAGGGATTAGAGGGACAGCCTAATGGCTGATTACAGTGAATCCATATTAATTAGTAACCTTACAAAACAAGTAGAAGTAAAAGCAAAAAAGGTTATTGATAGAACATTAGAAAAAGTTGTAAATGAGTTAATGGAAACATCACCTGTGGGTGAACCCGATTTATGGAAATGGAAACCAAAACCTGATTATGAAGCAGGTCACTATAAAGCAAATTGGCAACACACGATTGATTCACCTGCTACAGAAGAAATAGAAGGTGAGGATATTGAAGGTACAGCGACTCGTGCTAGGATGTTAAACAACATTAAAAATAATAATAAATTACTCACAACACACTATTTCACGAATAATGCAAAGTACGCAAGTACAATCGAATATCAAAATTGGGCAATTCATAATGAAATCCCACGATTACAAGGACTTGTTGCATCAAATGCTATTAGAAAAGTCCCCACATTTTTAGCAGAATCAATTAGGGAGGTAGGGTGAGCCAAATCAAAATTAGAGCTGCATTAGAGACTGCCCTAGCCACGATTACACCGAGTATCGATACTCAGTATGAAAATACTGCTTACACGCCTAAAACAGGTGTTCCCTATCAATCTGTGTCACTTGTTGTTAATTCCACTAACCCAACACTTGGCGATGCTTTCTATCGTGAGATTGGAATAATGTTGGTCACACTTCATTATCCATTATTGGGCGGTACATTTGATGTGATGACTCAAGCAGAAAAGATTCGTGCTAAGTTTAAACGTGGTCAAACATTTACAAAAGATAATATCTCAGTTCTCTGTGATAAAACACCAGATATTCGGTCACTCCCTAATGAGCCAGACCGTTTTGTTGTAGCAGTAAAAATATATTTTTATAGTAATATTATTTCTTAAGAAAGGAGTTTCACAATGGCAGTTTCTATTGCATCGGGTATTTTTAAGACCCTAAGCTATGCTAAAGAATTCGAGCTTGGTAAAGTCCAAGATACAGCGGGTGAAGGCTTGACTTCTCCTGCAAGTATTGCAGTATCAACTGGTATTGCACAAGGTGACAATTTAGCATTAGGTACAAACTTAACTGTAACGGGTTTATTGGCTATTGGTCAATTATTCCAAATTGGTTCTGATAAATATAAAGTTTCAGCAGTTACCCAAAACACATCAGGTAACACTACAACCGCCACAATCGTCAGTTTGATTGCTGGTGATGCTAAAGCATTAAACAACTATTCTGCTGGTGTTAAAGTCACATTATTGGCTTCAACTGAAGAATTCCCAATCACAACTGCAAGTACTCCAGCTATTGGTCAAGCACCAACTGCGGCAACAACTGGCGCAACAGGTACTGGTACTGCGGGTCTTTCAGCTTTAGCTATTGGTGGATTCTCAGCAGGTCTCATCCCTGTGGGTCAACGTTTATCTATTGGTGGTAATGCGTATATCGTAACCGCATCTGTTGCAACTGGTGTGGTAACTACATCTGTAACAGTATTCCCTGTATTAGTAACAAGTCCTTCATCAGGTGCAATTACTTTTGTAACTTCAATTACAGGTAAATATTTAAGACGTGTTAGTTCTAACATGAACTTAAAATTACAAACATTCAAATCAAACGAAATTCGTACTGATATGCAACGTGCTGACCTTGCAGTTGGTGGTCGTACTGTAGATGGTACAATTTCTGGTGAGTTATCTAACAAAACCTATGCTGATTTCATTGGTTCTACACTCCGTAGAGATTTCACAACAGGTGCAACAGCATCTTCTGTGGCAATCACAGCAGCAACTGCAACTAAAGATACTCCACGTTTGACATTAGTTACATCAACAGATACCACAGCAACTTTAAAAGTTGGTGATGTTGTTTATACATCTGCTTGGGGTAATACTACATTAAACGCTTTCAATAACTATAACTTTATCGTTATTGAAAACACTGCAACTAAAATTGTATTGGATTTATTGAAAGATAACTTCTCTGCGAACATTGCATTGACTGGTTTAGCAATTTCTCCAAGTTTTGTGGTTAAAGGTAAAAAAACCTATATCCCAAAATCAAATCACACTAAAGATTCATATGCGATTGAGCATTGGTATTCTGATATTGGTGAATCACAATTGTTCTTGGGTTGCCGTCCAACTCAATTAGCAATTAAATTGTCTCCATCTGCGATGTCAACTATTGATATCACTGTTATGGGTACTGCATCTAAATCAGCTCAGATTCAACAATTGGCAAACCCAACTGCTTCTGGTACTGATACAACAATTAGTGCTACTACTGGTGCGCTTTATATCAAAAACAAAAAAGGCACATCTGCTGTACTTGAAAAAGTTGGCTTGTTGACTTCATTTGATATCACAGTAAACGGTAACGGTTCTAATGCATCGGTTATTGGTTCAGACCAAACACCTGATATCTTCTTGGGTTCACTTGACGTAACAGGTAACAGCTCTATTTACTTCTTAGATGGTAAATACCGTGATGCCTTCTTAAACCAAGATGAAGTATCTATTATTGCTGTATTCCGTGCTGACGGTGATGCAAATGGTCAATTCATTTCATTAGTATTACCTAAAGTAAAATTCAGTGACGCGAGTGTTAACGATGGTGAATCTGGTTTGTTATTAACAATGCCATTCACTGCGACTTTGTACTCTGTAGCAATTGGTTCTACAAACTTTGAAGAAACCACTGTTCAGATTCAAGACTCTGCGCTTTAAAAAATAACTTTCTCCCGAAGTTAGACTGATTGACCCTCGAAAGAGGGTCTTTCTTTTTGTAGTAAATTACTTGACTTTAGTTAGGATGACGTGGTAAGATTATTATGTTGCATAAGCAATTTTACTAACCAAAATTGAAGGACTTTCCATATGGCAATCTCATTAAAATCGCTCAATGTTGAAGCGGCTTGTGATACCCCTTACGACTTAGATATTGTTGATGAACAAACTGGTAAATCAACAGGTATTACATTAAAAGTTATTGGCGCACATAGCCAAGTGATTACCAAACTTGTTGCAAAAGCAGTTAATGCTAAACGCCAAGCAGAATCACAAATGACAAAAAAAGGCAAAGATGTACCAGTAACTAAAGTTGAAGACGACTTAGAGTTTGGTATTGAGTTAGCTGCAAAACGTATTGTAGGCTGGTCTGGTATTGAAGAAACATTCACACCAGAACTCGCTTTTGAATTGTGCAAAACAAATCCTGTGATTCGTGACCAAGTAGTCACTGCTTCAGAAGATATGTCGCACTATACAAAATAGTTTTCTTATAATAAGAAAAACACTAAACCCTATTGAGGA